TCTGCTGCAGGAACGGCTACAGTAGAGGCTGATTGTAATGTTACGCTAAGTAGTGTAGCAATGAATAGTGCTCTAGGCACACCTACTATTCAAACAGGTACAGGTGTTATTGTATCTGTTTCGACAGTTGCCATGACTTTTACTCCTGGAACGGTAACACCCTCAGGAGCAGCGATAGTTGATTTAACTGGAGTCAGTTCAACTTTTAGCACTGGACAGATGTTTAGCACTCCGTGGGCAAACGTAGTGACAGGGGCAAGTAACACATGGACGGAGGTTGACGCAGCATAATAGCTGATATATATTTATAAAAAATGAGCACATATACTGATAGATTAAAAATTGAGCTTATGGCTAGCGGTGCCAATGCCAATACTTGGGGCACAAGAACAAATAATAACTTAGAACTTATTGATACTTTTGGAAACGGGTATTTATCTAAATCTGTTGCAGGTTCAGCAAACGTAACTTTGACGACAGGTAATGCTGATCCTTCTGCAGAGGCTGCAAACAAAGTCATTGAGTTTACTGGAGCGTTGACAGGAGACATACACGTGTTCATTCCTGCTGTCGAAAATAATTACATTTTTTTTAATAACACCACGGGTTCACAAACTTTAAAAGTTTGCGCAACAGGTCATGCTGCTAATGCAATTACAATTACCCAAGGAGCACATACGATTGCATATAACAACGCAAGTAATAAAATGGTTGACCTTTTTGCTAACTCACTTGGAGCAGTAAGTTTCAAAGGTGTAGGTAATGTTGCAGGTAACGTTACTGTTAGAGCTAATGGTCAGATAGTTGCGTCATCTTTTACGGGTAATGGCTCAACATTAAGTGGTGTAAGCACTTTACCTCAAAATACACAAATGGTTTTTTTACAAGCATCTGCACCGACAGGATGGACTCAAAATACGACTGCTGCTTTAAATAAGTCCACATTAAGAATTATTACATCAGGCACTGCAAGCACAGGTGGCTCAGATGACTTTGATGCTGTTTTTGTTAGTTCGAAAACAACCTCTGGCTCTGCGTCATGTGATATATCTCCGCTAACTGTGAGTGGTGGTTCTGCGAGTGATGTAACTTTATCAACTCCAGAAATTCCAAGTCACACTCACCCATATGGTAGTGCTAATCCAGCTTATTCAAGAAGGCCAGGTCCCGCCTCAGTTGGTGCTATGAGCGGTATTAGCTCTGGTTCTACAGGAGGTGGTGGTAGTCACTCCCACCCAATAACAGGAGCTGGTTCAGTTTCAGGAACTGTTGCTGCACCATCGGTTGCATTTTCAGTGCCAGGAATGGATGTTGCACACTCAAACGTTATAGTGTGTAGTAAGGATTAACATGGCAAGTACATATTCAGATAGATTAAAATTAGAGTTAATGGAAACAGGTGCAAATGCAAACACCTGGGGTGATAATACAAATACAAATTTACAATCAGTAGATGCTTTCAATGCAGGTTACCTTTCTAAATCTGTGGCGGGATCTTCTAACATTACCTTATCCACTGCTAACGCAGACCCTAACTCTGAGGCAGCTAATAAGGTGATAGAATTTACAGGAGCTTTGACAGGTTCAATAACTGTCTTTGTTCCTGCAGTAGAATCAAATTATATTTTTTTCAATAACACTACAGGATCTCACACTCTTACGGTGGCTCCTACAGGACACGCTTCAAATGGTGTGGCCATAACACAAGGCGCACATACTATCATGTATAATAAAAGTGATAAGATGGTAGATTTATTTGCTAACTCATTTGGTAATCTTTCCGCTAAAGGTAAAATTCAAATTGGAGATAATATCGCTTTAAATGCTAATGGTGTTGTCGCTGCCACAACTATTACTGGTGATGGATCTGGCTTATCAGGTGTTCAAGAGTTTCCTGCAGGAACTAAAGCGACATTCGTTCAAACATCCGCACCAACAGGATTTACAACAGATACTACTTCAACATTAACTGAGTGTTGTTTACAAGTTGTAAATGGCACTGGTGGAGGCACAGGTGGTTCAGATCAATTTAGCTCTGTTTTTACAGGATCTAAAGCTGCTTCAGCACCCTCTGCTCCAATTGATATAAGCAGTCTTTCTTTAACAAGCACACTTACGGCTGGTGATACAACACTTTCAACACCAACATTACCTAGTCATACTCATCCTAGTAGTGCAGGACGAGGTGGAGGTGCTGGTAACTTTTTTACCAACAACCCTGGACCGCAGTCTACCAGGTCTCCACAAAATACAAATAGAAACTCAGGAAGTGCAGGTGGAGGCGGGGCTCACTCACATACGATATCAGGCATAAGTTTAAGTGGCACATTGAATGCACCTGTTTCAGCAAGTGTACCAGCAATGAATTTAAAATTTACAGATAGTATAATAGCGACAAAGGATTAAAAATGGCAAGTACATACTCAGATAGATATAAACTAGAACTCCAAGCCACAGGTGCTAACTCAGGCACATGGGGTCAAAACACAAATAACAATTTAAATGTGGTCGATGCGTTTACAAATGGATATTTAGCTAAGAGTGTGGCAGGATCAGCAAACGTAACTTTAACCACAGCAAACTCAGATCCGACTGCAGAAGCTTCTAATAAGGTAATAGAATTTACAGGGGCACTTACAGGCAACATTCATGTATTTCTACCAGCTGTAGAATCGAATTACATATTTTTCAACAATACGACTGGTTCACACACATTAAAGGTTGTTGCTACAGGGCACGCCGCTAATGCTATTGAGTTAGTTCAAGGATCACACACCATTGCTTATAATAGAAATGATAACAAAATGGTTGATTTGTTTGCAAACTCACTTGGAGATTTAAGTATAAAAAGCACATTAACAGTAGACAGCACAGTCTTAACAGCAGCCAACGGCACTATAAACGCCACTGCTTACTCAGGTAATGGGTCTGCTCTTACAGGTGTTTCTAGTATACCGTCTGGGTCACAAGCGTTATTTTTTCAAGCTGCAGCTCCAACTGGTTGGACACAGAATACTGACGCATCAATCAATACAACCACATTACAAGTGGTGACAGGTTCTGGAGGAGCCGCAAATTCCGGTGACTCTTTTGCAACTGTGTTTTCAAGTTCAAAGGCAACTCCATCTGGTCCAATAACTTTTAATAATATAGATAGTGCCTCTGCTTCATCAGGAACATTAGCCGTTGGAGACACAACTCTTTCTACTCCTGAAATACCATCGCATAGTCACCCTGTTTTAGGTGGAAATTCATCTATTGCTACCAGAGATGATAACTTAAGTAGAAGTTCGGGTTCTACTTTAAATGCCGTTGGTGGAGGTGGTGCTCACTCTCACCCTATTTCAGGCGACCTTACTTTAACAGGTAGTGCCTCTACAACAACAGCTTTGACTGTGCCAGATATGGAATTAAAATTTGCAAATGTTATTGCTTGTACAAAGAGTTAATATAATATTTTAATAAATGCCAATATTTGACCCAGACGGTAAATGTCCCCTTTTAAATAAAAAATGCATTAAACACCAATGTGTTTGGTATAATATGCTACAAGGTAAAAACCCACAATCTGGCGCTAATGTACAAGAGTGGGGATGCTCGATAGCTTGGTTACCTTTACTTTTAGTTGAAAATACAGGTAAACAAATACAAACTAACTCCGCTGTAGAGTCTTTTAGAAATGAAATGGTTAAAGCTAATATGGTAACTTTAGCCTTAGTAGATCAAAAAAACAAACAAGAGGAGCAAAAACAGAACCCAGTAGGCAGTTTTTGGAGTAAAATAGCACACGGTCAAGACGCATTAGCAAATGGTGAGGATATGGATGAGGATATGCAGTTGCTTCAGAATAAAAAAAATGTTAAAAAGAAGAAAGAAACTAAAAAGGTAGTTAAAAAAAATGGCAATAACAATAAACACCGTAACAATAAATAATAGATTAACTATTATTAACGATGCTGGGGTAAATCCAACAAACGCCAATAATGGTCCAAGAGAGTATTCAGGAGATACTGAAGCGGACGTTATAATAGATGGCTCATCCTATTTAAATATTACAGCAAGTGATATTGTTCCCTCAGATGTTCATGCGTTGCAATACAATGCCTCCTCTAATACAGGACACATCGAATTTGTAGGCACAGCAGACAACACAGCTATAGCTGATGCAAGTGGTTTACCTGCATGGGCTAATACAATGGTAACACGTTGGAACGGTGAAAAAACTTACGACACAACTTATCAAACAGAGTACAATAACGCTTTAGCAAACCTAGATTCTTCATCAGAGACTTATGACGCAGATGTAGCCGCAGCACAAACAGCAGCACAAGCGTCAGCTACTACAGCAAAAAATAACGTGCTAGGTGCTTAATCTTAAAAAAGACGTTTTAGAATATTGCATCACAATGAAAAAAGTGATGAAGAAACCTTTAATTAAATTAATTAATGAGGAGATTTATCAATCTGTTGAAGTCTGGGGTAATGGCACCATAGCATCTGGAGAGGATTTAAATATAAGATCTGTAAAAGCATCAGCTTTTGAAGAGGAAAACATTGGCTCATCTGTTTCTAGAAGAATAATATATAATGACTTAAAAAGATTTGCGGCAACTATAAATCAAGAATATCAGGAAAAAGTTTGTAACTTTTATTCTAGTAATAAAAATTATTTTCAATTTCTTTACTATGACTCTAAAATGAAAGCACATTATGATTATCACACTGATCATTTTAAAGAAAACCCAAGAGTATTAACTATTCTCGTAGGATTAAATCCTGTTGACGAATACGCTGGTGGAGAACTTTTTGTACAAAATCAACAAGAGGGTGTCAAATTAGATATGGGAGATGCAATTGTTTTTCCTTCTAATTTTATGTACCCTCACAAAGTTGCTCCAGTAGTAGAGGGTCAAAGAAAAGTTTTAGTAATATGGACCCAATAAATTATTTTAAAGAAAATAGTTACGCACATATACCAGGATTAGTTACTCCTGATTTAACTAATTTTATTTATAATTATTTAGTTATAAAAGCCTGTACAAACGTCTCTTTTGGTCAAGATGATGCTGATGATAATTACGTAAGATATTGTTACGGAGATACTGCTATAGAAACATTGTCATCTGTGCTTTTAGAAAAAATATCCTATGTAACACAAAAAAAACTTTGCCCTACTTACTCTTATTGTCGTGTTTATACTAAAGGCGAAATCCTTAAACCACATACAGAT